CCCCTAGCAACACCTTCTATATAAGCAATACGCGCTATTGCAGCGATTGTTGCAAGCGTTACGATAGTTACCCCTGGATACGGCTTTACTAAGCCCACAGCGCCATTTACAACGACGACACCCAGCCCTGCTAATTGACAAACTATTTTTGTACATAAACCTAATGCCTTGTCTATTGTTTTCATTGTGCTTGCTCCCTTCGTGTTAGCTCTACCATTCCAGTCCCGGCTAAAGCTGCGATTTCGTAAAGAGTACATTTCAATCTCGCTATTTCCTCTCGCAGGCTGTCATTTTCTTTAAGCAACCTGCGTTCATATAGTGTTTTTGGTCGGCAGCTGGGGTCGTTGTGTGCAACTAACATCACGTCTTCACGCCTGTATTTCCCCTTCGCCACAGGCTTTAGCCCTGTATCACGCAGAAAGTTTAGCGTTGCGTAATATGTTAACCCAAGCATTTCCTGTACTTCCGCTGTTGTCATAATCAATTGACTGTCCATACGTTAACCCTTTCTGCTTTCATGCTGCTGTTTTGTCCATGTTAGCCAAAACTCCGATAGCCGTCAGCAACTCGTGAATTTTTAATCTACCCTTCTGCGTCCATTTCGTATTCATTACTACCTTTATACTGCCGTCCGAACGGGTTACATCGATTGTTTCAGACTTCGTATAGCCTTTCTGCATGTGATTACTGTACAGCACCCATTGCCCGCCAACCTTGCGAATTAAACCTTGTTCGTTCAGGATTTTATTCAACGCCTTTGCACTCAAACCATAGTCTGCTGCAATTTGCGTAATGGTTACTGTATCTTCACTGGAAAGAATGGTGTCTACATATTCCTTGATAGGTTTAAATTCTGCAATTACTTGACGTTGTACTGTATTTTCTAACTTCAAGGTGTCAATTTGCTTGTTAGCAATCAGCAAGGCTCTTGCCATTACCTTTTCAGGACTGTTCCAGTCACGCTCAACCTCAATAAAGTATGTGCGGGCTTGCTTACCTTTTTCATTGCGGGTCAGCATACATAACTCTTTTGCCATATCTAATTTCATGATGTGGTCAACTTGGTTTTGTCTGCCTCCGTTTGAGTTAGGGACAAAAATGTCTGTAACTAAATAATCGTGATTTTCCTCAAAGCTATATTCACACATTCGGTCAAACCATTTTTTGTACGGAGTTTCAACCCCCAAAAACATATGTAGCTCTCTACCGCTGATTGTTTGTTCTTGATTTTCGTTAATTTGAATTTCAATTAAATTGTTCACGCTCTCACCTCCTACGTTCTTCAAATAGGTATTCGACAGTTAATTCGGGATTCAAAACATCTTTAATCAAAAAGCACTCATCCAAAGTGAACGGATATGAACCTGCAAGCTTAGCTAGTAACGTGTTGTAGGCTATCCCCGTTTGAAGCGAAAGCCTTTTTTTATTCCAGCCCAATCTTGCAAGTTCCACATCTATATTTTTATACATTCCATCACCTCCTAACACGATATTTCGTACTATAGGCATAGTTTAGCACGATTTTTCGTGTTTGTAAATAGCTTTTTAAAAAATAAATAATGAAATTTCGTGTTTTAGTATTGAAATTTCATATTTTTAATGTTATTCTTTATTTAATAAATCTTCGGAAGGCGGAAGACGTTATGAATCGAGAAGAATTTTTAAAGATACTTATAAAACAAAAAGGATACACGATTAAAAGTTTTGCAACTAAAATCGGTATCCCTTATACAACTTTATTATCTATGCTTAACGGCTCTATTGGCGGTGCTGCTGTAGAAAGCGTTATTAAAATTTGTGAGGAACTAGGGATTTCCGTCGAATCTCTCAAAGATGAAGATATTGCCGAACCACCACAAGGTTACTACACTAACCCCGAAGCCGCTCAAATGGCACAAGAGTTGTATGATAATCCCGGTATGCGTATTTTGTTTGACGCCGCAAAAGATGTTTCCGCAGAAGATTTGAAAGTTGCGGCAGACCTCATTGCCCGAATGAAGAAGAAAGAAGAATACGAAGAAGATTAAGAGGTGATAACTATGATAGCTAGGGTGGTTCTCGCCGACCTTCCCTGTACAATTGGTGGGTATTGTGTAACCAATGCAGAAGGCGAAAAGATTTGCGTTTTAAATGCAAAGCATAGTTTTGAAGGAAATAAAAAAACACTCCTGCACGAGCAAGAGCATATAAATAATAATGATTTTGAAGATTGTTGTTGTGTTGATGAAATTGAAATACAAAGGCATAAATAGTTTTGGCAAAGTTTTTATATCGGCGAGAAATTATATTTAAGTTTTAGTTTTTAAATTGGCGCAACGAGAAATTATATTTAAGTTTTAGTTTTTAAATTGGCGCAACGTTAATTTAATTATAATTAAGGAGATGTTTATGATGAAAAAAGTTTTAGCGATTATTTTAGGTCTGTTTATTATCTTAGCAGCAGTTGGATGTGGCGCACCAAAAGCAAAATATTCACTAAAGCAGTATAATCAATTGTCTGACGGAATGACCCACGGGCAAGCAATGCGTATATTGGGCGATCAAGGAGTATCTACTGGAGAAAGCGTCATGCCGGGAGTTCCAGGTGTAATGGAAAAAATAAAAACAGAAACTTTTACTTGGAAAAACGAAGACGGCTCTAACATGATTGTAATGTTTCAGAATGATAAACTTATAATGAAAAGTCAATTTGGCTTAAAATAAAAAACAATATAAAGCGAGGATAAAGCCGTGGAAAATTTTTTGTTAACTTCAATTTTTTACGCTCTAATATTGGGTCTAATACCAGCCTTCATTGCTCGAAGCAAGGGAAGAAACTTTAAGCGTTGGTATATTTATGGCACACTGTTATTTATAGTAGCTTTTGTTCACAGTCTTTTTTTATCAGATCACAGCGGCATTTGTTGTCCTGTTTGTAAAAAATGGATAAATGAAAATGCTACCGTGTGCAAATATTGTCATACTGTAATTGCTGATTATTATCGAGATCACCCAAATACTCCTATAGATAAACACGAAGACGACGATACGACCTTGTTATAAACAAATTAGCAAATAAAAAGACCGCACCTGCGCCAACAGGAACGGTCACTGTAATTGCCCCACTTTGTCGCAAGCAGGCTGATTACTATAAATATTATAGCACATCAGCTCTGCTACTGTATGCTCAAATTACACACAAGGAGCTTTAACTATGGAATACAACTTTACCTACCGAGAAAAAGATAAAGGCTTCCAGGTCATACTATCATACAAGGATAATACGGGTCGTTGGAAGCAGAAAAGCAAGCAAGGGTTCACTACCAAGCGTGACGCTAAAAAAGCCGGTGACAAGCTTCTTGATGAAGTAAAGGCTAATATGCCGCTGTACATGGACGACAGTACGAAAGATATAACCTTTGGCGAATTTGCAGCAATGTACTTGCACGATGTGCGCAGGAAACTTGCATATAACACCATAGCGAACTACGAAAAAGCAATCAACGCATTTTCAGCCATTAAAGATATGCAATTGATCGGCATTAAACATGGCGATATTTTCGCCATATTCAATGCACTACCGTACAAAGCAAGCACTGCAAACCTTTACCTTACTATCATAAAAACTATCTTTAAACAAGCTGTATCGCCTTACAGGCTTATAGTCGAAAACCCTGCACTTGAAATCAAGCCCTTTAAAATCAAAGGAAAAAAGAAAACTAACGCTTTAACCAAAGGCGCTTTAGAAGACTTGCTTAAATCAATGAAAAAGCGTAACTTGACCGCCTATATGGTTTGTTGTATTGCTGCCTTCGCAGGACTGCGCATAGGCGAAATACAAGGTTTGAAATGGTCAGATATTAACTTTAGTGCCGATACAATTACCGTTGAGCGACAACTGGTGTACACATCTAAAAACATTCAAGAATTTAAATCCTTAAAAACAAACAATTCATATCGCACAGTACCAATGCCCAAAAGGTTACGCGCTGTCCTGCTGGAGTACAAGCAGCACGCAATACTACAGATTGACGGAGCCATACTGCCACGAGGTTGCAAGGATACCGCCAAAACCATGCTAAAGCAATACGGTAATATTTCTCCTCACGATTTCCGGCACACATACGCTACCACATTATTGAGCAATGGCTTTGATGTAAAAACCGTAGCAGCTTTATTAGGCGATACGGTAGAAACAGTACTTAACACCTATGTTCACTTTACAGACGATATGAGGGACAGCGCACAAAAACGCTTATCAAATTTTTTTTGAACAAATTTTTGACGGATTTTTGACGATTTCAGCGAAAACGGCTTGTACAAGGGGTTCAATGGCACGTTCCCCGTTATATACGTTAATCGCAGACTTAGCTATATTTTTCTGTAAATTATCATTCAAGCGCATTGTATATAGCTTTATTCAAACTTTCGCCACAAACAATTTTGTTGTTTTCGCCCCTGTTTCAGCTTGTTTTTTGACGAATTTTTGACGGCAACAAAAATAAGCCTACCATTTACGGTAGGCTTTTACTATTTAACCGACAATCCAACAAGCACTCCCCCGACAACGCCCCAAAAGGCTTTCTGTCGTTCCTTTCGCTTTGCAACATCATTCTGCTTCTTTACTTGCTCGCTCAACGTCTGCAAGGATCTGTTTTGCTCTGCTATTGTTTCTTTGGAGGCGGTTAATGATTTCTGCGCAAGTATTAATTCTGTCTTTATCTTCTGATAAGATAAATGCTGCTCTTCGATTAGCTTCATCAGCTCGTCCGAGTTCGTCTGTTGCACTGCTGACATGTTCACTAGCTCGGTCAATAGCTTTTCCTGTTTGTTTATTATCATCTGCAATTCGCTGAATTGTTCCCTCGATATTGTTATCTGGCTCGGCAGTTCTGTGGCTGAACAGATAGCAGGCAAGAAAAAGAACTGCGCCAATACCCAGACCAATAAGGAAGCGATTATTAGATATCCAACTTTTGATTTTTTCATACATAGTCGCCCTCCAAAATTATCTTATTCAACATACTTAGGCATTATATATTTTTGCATTTTAATTTTATTCTTCTAGCAATAACAATGTTCTATTTTCTATATAATTAGCTTATGCGCCGTTTTCTATATCCCCGCTTATATTTGCATGTTTTAAGGAAATAAAACGGCACACAAGCCAATTTTAAGCATTGTTTTATTTTACAGCCCAAAATAATTATGCAATGCGCCTAAAGTGAAACCGATAATCATACCAGTCCAAAAAAGTTTGCTGGTGATATACTCTTTAACCTTCTTCATATTCAAGCCTCCTTTCAACTATTTCTATTTTATTTTGTTACTTTACTTTTAATCCAAAACTACACGCTTACTTGACTTTTAAAAGTCAAGTATTATCTGTTTTTTATTTTAAAAGTAAAGTTATAGCTCACCACCTCGATGTATATCCTCTTGTGTCGATGTGTATCCAGTCGCCGTAGTAGCCAATGCCTAGCTGATACTCTAACCCCCACGCCCTCGCCGCTGTTATCACTGTATCGGCTAAAGCAGTGTCCGTATCATCTTGCCCTGCAATGCAAATATCAGCAGCACACCCTCTTGTATGATAGCTGTGTGGCTCGCCGCCGACCTCTGCATTTACATCAACCGTGCGATACCCACTTTTATAACCGGCGTTAGTGGTATTGATAACCCAGTTTGGATCCCAATCCCGCAGCATATCTAAAATCCTAAAAAGGTTGGCTGTTTTGGTATCATTTGTGCAAAGACGGCCTTCTTCGTTATCCCATGCGTAAATGTTGCGGCTACGCTTTAGGCAATCCCACTCCGTCACGCTCCAATGCTTGCTCACATACACCGCTCTCACTCTCCTCTAACAATACAATAGCCATACGCAAAGACTCTGACTTTCGCTGTTCGCTTGTCCAGCAAGCAAATCGCGGGTCTAAGTTGTTGCGCATGGCTTTTAGTGTTTCTATCGCTTCTGCGTTCGTCATAACTTAACTTTTTCGCCCTTGTCGGCAGTTTCTTTCAGCCTTGCAAGCCCGTTACGAATGCTGGAGGGAATTAAATTCCCCAGTCCCAGACCGTCGATATTTTCGAGGATACTGCCCGCCTCATTTACTCCATAAGCTCCTATGATAATCTGACGAAACGTCTGCCCTGTACCCACCGTGTAATCAACGCCAACAGCAATGCCGACAAAAGCAAATATGGCGCATTTTTTACCAATCCCCCTAAAGCCTACGTTACTATCCCACTTTCCGCTTTTAAACGCCGCCACGGTGCCTAAAATATAGTCTATAACCGCAAGCGCAAACAAAGCCCATATCATCACATCAATACCACCTAACACAACAGATAGTAACAGTCCTATCGCCGCTCCTATGCTCATCAAATACTGTTGCACTGCGTCGGGCTTTATCTCGCTTAAAAATCGGACTGCAAGCGCTTTAAACTCCATCACTTAACCACCTCTACATCAATGCTGTTTAATTCCTCTACGGTTGTCGCCGCCTCTATCCTTGCCTTAACCTCTTCGTACCAAGCATAAGCCGCCATTTGACCACTACGAACATCAGCATAAACCGCCGTCATTTGCTCTGCATTAAGTTCAACGATACCTTTAGTGCTATCTGTTAGCCATACTTTGTAAAACACCGTCCCCTTGCCAGCGAAGAGCAAAGGCGTGTAAGCCGCCATAAAGTTGGTTATATCGTCGCTTGCGCAGTCAAAGCCGTAAGTAACTCCGTCAACGTCAAGAAATCTAATAGCGTCGCGACGTTTTGCGAACTCTGCACCCGCTGCGTTTATGTATCTGTTTTTAGCATAGTCAAACGGCTCAACATCTGTATATTGTTCCCACAGTCGATTCCACGGATAGTGTTGACGTTCGTTATCAGCGGTTATAATATCGGCGTTTACTATATTTATAATTTGATTCTTTTTATCTACTATACAAATCATTCATAATACTCCTAAATCAATAATCTTTGTCCATCCATTTCCAGCACCATTAGCACCACTCGCAGTTATTGTTCCTTGTGTATTGATTATTTCTGATATTACAACAACAGCACCACCACCGCCTCCACCAGGTTGAGCTCCACCATTATTTTGATACGTTCCATTTGATGATATTGTACCCATATTATCAAACGAACCAGAAACAATATGTATACATCCACCGCCATTTCCACCAGGACTTAAAACACCATTACTATTTCTTCCGCTTGCTCCTCCTCCTGCTCCATAACACCATATTTTATTATTAACAAAAAGATTTATCATATCTTCCGTTACTGTGATTGCAAATCCATTATAAGTAGCAGCGCCACCTGCTCCACCGCCTTGTTGAGAAGCACCGCCTGCAGCACCGCCAACGCCTGCACCTATTCCATTATTGCCATTGTTATATTCAGTACCACCAGCAGCGCCTTTTCCATTTGCAGTTATATTACCTTTATTAACAAATATCCCATGACACTTAATCAAAACATATTTATCAACAGTTACCGTTATTCCTGCTTTAATAAACACGCTTTTATAATTTTTAACACCGCTGATAGTAGTGTTTTCTGTCGGCACGAAATCACCATCGCTACCATCGCCGCGATCAAGCCACCACGCCGGGCAACGATTGCTTTTAACCCCGGCCAGCGTACCGGTAGCGGTATAGCTCACCTCTACAAGCTTGCCTGCGTCGGCGGCGTTAAAAAGCAGCTTGCCCGTGTTCCAACCCTTATCGCCATCAGCTCCGGTATTATAATCCGACCAAAATTCACCGGAAGCCGGATTAGCCGAAACCTCGGCAAAGGTACTGCCATAAGTTACTGTATCGCCACTAACATCCGTGATTTCTTTGACCGTCATCGTAGACGGACTATTCTTTTGCGGTACCTCGTTTAAGCTAATAACATAAGGCGACGTCGCTGGGATAATATGCCGCTCTATCGCCAGTATAGCCGTACTGACATCATTAAAAGGATTGTACCTGTAGTCACTTGGATATGCCATTTTATCAGCCTCCTGTCTTTAATTGTTTTGTGCTTGCCTGTTGCAAAAGCTCGTTGTTTTTTGCATTGCGGTCCAAGTCAGCAAAGTATTTATCGATAGCAAACGGCTGCTGCCCTAGCTCGAATGTATCAAGCTTAATGCCAGTTGTCGCCGATACTGTGTATTTGAGTTTGCTGATTGGATAAATGTGTAAATCACCGTCAATCGTAGTTATCGCCGCTTGTCCGTCTGTTGATAATTTACGCACAAAAAAAGAGCCGTCGGGCTTCGGGTATTCCAGCTTTACACCTTTTACCTTTGCCGATTTAACAGGCTCTTTGTTTCGCTCAATTTGATTTAACCCCCAACGTGTAGCGTCTGTTGCGTTGTACGCTGACGGCAAGGTTAACACAGTCTCTTGCAAGCCATATGTCGCTTGACTTGCGGTATCCTCGACTGTCGCCAGCCACTGCTCGCCGTTATCGTCAACGTTGCCGCCTTTGATATACGCACGATTGATGACTTTCTCCACGTCCCACGTTGGTTGATACTCATCTAAATGTTGCCCAACCCAAAAGCGGGCTTGTTCGTTTATCTCGTTAATTCTCGGTTTAAAGTACATTTGCCTGTACTCGTCAACTCCATAAACGTAGTCAACCGCAAAGTCAGATAGCTGTTTTAAAGCATCTTTTGCAGATACGTGGTCAAACTCGATATGCGATACAGTATATGCTGTGTTTATCAGCTTGTTGCCGTTAAACTGCAATCCTACTGACGTTTCAACTTTTCGCACAATGTCGGACACTATAGCCGATACCTCCATATTTTGGTAGACAGCTCTTATATACACCTTTTCGAGCATATTATAGTAACCGTGCCCGGTAAATTTAAAAGTAGTATCCGTCGTACCCTTGACTGGTCTTGTAATTACATATCCGCTGTACCACGGCCGTGGGTCATTAAAGAGGTGTATATCAATCCTCTGCCGATAATCTAGCTCCGAGTTATCGGGTAGCGACCTAAAAACAATCTCAAATGAGCCGCAGCCTGTTTCAATCATTTCAAACTTTAGCGATTCGATATTGTTGCTTTCGCTCCCTGCGCCAAATATCGCCGTTTTAGTGCCGTCACTACGATATGCGATGATTGTATAGACGTTGGGCAAATAAGGTACAGCATCATCGGGCAAAGGCGCATCTCCATCCACCTTAGTCGGTGCGGCAAAAGCATAAATGCCAAGCGGATATAAGCCAAACCTCAAATTAGCGCCGTTTCTAACCCCCAGTATTTCTGTTTCGGTGGTGTAATCCCACTCATCCCACTCGTTTACCCTTGTGTCGACGTAGTAATCATAATCAGTATCATCTGACAGTGTATCAATGTAGTAATCGTAATCAGCGGCAGTACCTTGAGTTAAAACTAAGGCAGTTATACTCAATTGAGAAGAATGTATAACATCTTTATTGACGCTCGTAACATTGATTCTGTGGTACTTATATGCAATACTGCTGGTTAATTTAATATCAAAATCAGCGGCAGCACTATTGTTCCAATTTGCAACAGTATCCCATGTAATTCCGTCACTAGAACCTTGTACTGTTCCCGCGGTAGGATAGCTATAAAAATAACCCCAACGAATATTACTAACCAACAAAGGGATAGGATTATAAAACTGAATCCACCCAGCCGCAGTTCCGCTGCGCCAATACGTGGAAGAATTAGAGTCAAATGCATAATATGCGGGGTTCGTCGCGGCGGACGCTGATACCGCAAAACTTGCGCCGCCCACACTTCCGTTTGCAGAAAGTGCAGGCTGCGTCCACGACGTTTTTTTATAATATACCCTCTTGTAGTAACCCCTACGCCAATAAAGTATTTGCATCGTCATACAAACCACCTCGCAGTATAGGTTATGCCTACATTGCACTCTGCACCTTTATAGATGTATGTGTTCTGCCCCGGTAAGGCTTTTAAAAACAGTCCGCTAAAAGTATTTAAGCTGTTCCCTGCGTTACGCCTTACCGTGCCTGTCTCTCCATTTACCACCGCTACAGCAGGCGCTGTGAGTAGTGTATCTTTGACGCTAAAAGCATCGGCACTCTCTTTATGTGTTATCTCAATACTCGACACTGTAGTGTTTTCGAGTGGCGTAAAGGTAAATATTAAAGGCACGTCAATGGACGATGGATTGTAGATGCTTACTTCTGTTTCCGATCCGCAAAAATGAGTTGCTGTTGTAGGCGTTGTGGCGTATCTAAAAGGCTCTGCCAGTAGTAAAGATATTTCGATATCGCTCCAACGCTGTTTAAAGCCTTTTTGATATTTATGTTTTATCTTGCTTGCGCCCGCCACACGAAAACAACGGTCAAAACGACCTGCGCAAAGCACATAATCTGTTTGAGTAAAAGCCGCCGTTGCTTCATTAACAATTTCATCGTGTTCTTCTTCTGACGCTCTTTTTAAATCAAACGATACTTTTATCGTCCTGCCCTTTACGCACCCGTCACCGACTGCATAACTGCCGTGAGCAAACGCTTTATCTTGTAGTTTGAGCGAAAAGTCATAACTACCAACATCGTCAAGCTCCCAACCATCAGACAGCACGAATGTTTTGCCATCTTTAATGATTTTCAGCCGTCCATCGTTTTCAAAAATATTGCGTTCCATTGCTTACCCCCTTCTGCCCGCTGCGATTAAATCACCTAGCGCGCCGAATAAATCATACACATCTGCGGCGTTATTGATGTCGCCATAGATATTTTGCTCTACAACAGTTCCGCCGCCGCCAAAATCGTCAACATCAATGCCTAAAAGGTCAGCAAAAATGCCTTTTCGCAAAGGTATAACAGCCTCATCGCTTTTGCCTTCGCCCATCAGCGCAAACGTAGGCGCAGTGATAACGCCGCCGCTTGCAAACGCCAAAGAACCTAACCCATTAGCCATCATTGCGGATGTAGCGCCAGCATCTGCGCCCGGACCTGCTATCGGACCAACTGTAGCGATAGACTTCTGCACGGCGACAGGTACTAAACTCGCCGCTTGTGCTTTGTTTTTCAGCAATTCTTTTGCGTTAAGTTTGTCCGATAACGCCCCTGCCATCACGCGGCTAATTTGCCATTGGATAAACATCTGTGCAATCTGCTTACCAACGTTTTTAAATACATCGCCTAACTTCCTGCCGTTGACGATAGCGTCAGCAATGCCCGATGACAGGTTTTCTTTAAGCATATTCGCGGCATCAAGAGCAAAATCCATATAGTTCTGCTCGGCTTCCATTCGCCAATCGTTATACGCCTGCATCATTTCCTGCTCTTGCAGGTTTTCAGCGGCTTTTGCTTCAAGCTGGGCAAGTCTAGCTTCGTCCTCGGCTTCTAACCGACCTTGTACCATTGCCAGCAGCAATGCTTGATGATCTTCCTCGTCTTTTCGCATTTGGTCATTATTCTTCTGCGCCGCGTCCTTGTACTGATAAAGAGCGTCGGATTTAATGGCATTTGCCTCTGCCTCTGTTTTTCGCAGCAACTCAAGCCGTTCTGCCTCTGTTTGAGCTAAAAGCTCTGCTGATTTAGTATTCCCATCTTGCTCGGCTTTTAGCCTTGCACTTTGTGCATCAAGATAGGCTTGCTCAACTTTTGATACTTGCTCGTCAACATTACCAAATAAAGAGTTGTCCTTGTCTCCCTTTATGCTATCCCACGTTGATTTAAAGTCCTCTGCTTTTTTTGTAGCGTCATCAAACAGCGCAAGATACTCTCTTGCGTCTTGTACTGACGTGTCTTTTGCCGCTCCGCCGCCACCGCCGCCACCGCCCGAACCGCTTTTACCGCCACCGCCGCCAAAGTTAAGTGTTCCCGGCGTTGTGTCTACCAGTCCTTTTACAGCGTCATTGAGCATTGCGTTTGGGTCAAATCCTTCACTCACGCTATCCCAGTCATCGCTACTATTTGTATTACTCTCATTTTTACCCGTATAACGCCGCATCATCTCGTCTGCGCTAATATCGTTTGCATATGCGTATGCACCTGCCGTAGCACCGCCAACCGCCGCACCGATAGCTAAAGCACCACCTGTAACTAACGCTGCCGCTTTCGCTGCGCCCAATGCAGATATTTTCAGCGCATCATACGCGCCTGCTATGCTATTAAGTATGCCAATATAAGGGCCTGCTAATGCCGATACGCCTTGTATGGCCAAAGACAATGCCGATATTGCCGCCGCAGCTTCTAACGATACTGTTATTACCGTGCGTTGTTCGTCAGATAAATCCGCAAACCATTCTGCCACATCTCTAGTGCCTTCAGCCAAGGCCTTAAACTGCGGCAACATTTGAGCTCCAACGCTTACAGCAAGCCCTTTCATCGCTTGCCCTGCGGCGTTAATCTCGAATTCAGCATCTTCAAATGCTTGCGTTGTTTTGTGATCTAAAACCAGTCCTGTTTTTTCTGCGCTCCGATAAACCGCTTGAAATTGGTCATCGGTTAAGTTAAGTAGGTCATTTAGCTTTGCACCGCTCCTGCCGAAAATCTCCATTTCCATCGCCGTTTTTTCGACGCCGTTGGCCATTGCCCGATGTTTTTCGGTGACATTTGACAGTATCTGCTCGGCTGACAGTAATCTATTGTTACTATCCAATATCTGGATACCAAACTTTGTGAAAACATCTTGGCTAATATTACCTGATGCAGCCGCCGTCTCAATAGCTTTCGCCGCCGTGTAGGCGGTTTTGGACATTTTAGCCATTGCGCCCGACATCTCTTCCGTGGCTAATCCGACAAATTCACCGACTGCTAACAATCTGCTTGCGCTCTCGGCAGACATATTGGTCTTGTCCTCTAAATCATTAACAGCACTTGCCCAATTCCGCACCGATGCAATAGGCATTGCGATTGCGCCGATTGACAATAGCTGCCCACGCATACCATTTATTTTAGATACTGTACTTTCAATTAAGCCTTCGCTTTCTTTCAGCCCTTTTTTGAGTTCTGTTGTGCTTGCACCCAATACAACATTTAAATTACCTACCGTTCCCATCATTTACCCCCTTTCTATCCGTTTTTTAAAGTATTCCTTTTCCTCTAGCAGTTCTTCTCTGCTTTTTACAACTTGCTCCTGTAAAGGTTTCAATATCTTTTCAGGTGTTACCGCTTTTTTCTTGACATGCGGTGCTACAATCCAGTAAGTAAAATATGACATTAGAGCGTTTTTTCTGTCTTGGCTAACCTTATGCCCTTCCAGCATCTTTTCGATCTCCTGTGGCTGTAATAGCGGTAGTTCTGACGGCTTTAAATTGAGCAACCCATATGCAGCCGCCTCTATCCCGTCAAACCCCTCCGAAGCCTAAAAAAACAACCCTAAAACTTTTGCGTTTTTCGTGTCTTTGGATTTTGCTTTTTTCCGAAAATACCCGTCTCAATAATTGCCATTGCAAGAGGTACTCCGAATTTAGTAATAGGCACTCCATTTTCAAGTGCTGCGTTTATCAGCGTTGTTACGTCTGTTTCATCGCCTTTCGTCTGTGCACAGTCGGCATAGGCGAAGGGTAAAATCTGATAAACAGATGTTAATGTAAATGCACCGCTCGAATATGAGCGGAAAATATCTATAATGGATAGTCCCGAAACAGCTTCGATAGCCATTAGGTCTTTAATGTTAAGTGTCAAATAATCGCTCTTATTGCCGAATAAATCAAAAGGTACTGTTTTTTTCATTTTTAATTTCTCCTTTTAAAAAAAGCGGGCACTTCTGCCCGCTAATTAGTTTATTGTTTTTCTAGTTGTCCGTTGCCTGTAATTGTACAGCTAATAGTCGCCACATCGTCGTGCGGTGTTTCCATACTGTAGTCGGTAACACTGCCCCAGCCAACAAACTCATCGCCGTTGGGATATTCAAATTTGCAGTTTACTTCTACGCCTGTTTCAAACGCTTGATCCATTGCCGCAGCGCCCTCATCAGAGAGCACAACAACACTTTCAAGCTCCATACTCCAAGAGCGTAATCCTGCTTTTGTGACCTTCCAACCGCCTGTGGTCTTATGAGAGCAATCAATCTCGTCTGCACTACGGCTAAGAGATGTACTGCGTTGACCACCAACAGGCACCCATTTCGGGACGTCTACCGTACCGATGTTTACGTGTAATAAATAATCTTTACCTAACGATGCGTCTGCGCTGTTAGGGTTTACCGGTAATGTAATTGCCATTTAATTCACTCCTTATTTTGTATTTTTGCCAATAATGTAATAACGCCGTGATAACCATAGTTATCCTCGGGAAAAGCCTCAAAGTAATCAATTGTAGTGCCGAGATGCAAAAAATTATCTGCCGACAAATCGAATTTGTCTGCACATAACAACGTGATTATATCGTTGGCAATCGAATTGACTTCTTTTTTCCCTTGATACTCGCTCCAAACATCGATATTTAACGTAACGTCAACGATATCGTTTACCTTCGTCCCCGCTTCTTTACAGGTAAACAGGCCAAAGGTAATATACGGCGCTGTCGCCTCTTCGTAAACGTCGTCATACACTGGTATGTCTTGATGTTCGGACAGTCTTTTGTATACTGCCGCGCTAAGCGCATTTAGTGGTATTCGCTTCATTTTTTCCGCTCCGTTTCGGCTTTAACAGCCGTTTTTATCGCGTCAAGGTAATTGCCCCTCTCCTGCAAATAGGCAGGCTGTAGGAAGGGTTTTGGCTGTGAGCCGGGGTGCATAATGTGCTTGCCGCTAACAGGATTGCCGTTAACTACCATAACCAGCGTTTTGCGGCCACCTCTTGTGCGTTTAGCGTCATTGGTAGTGCCTTTTGTCAAGGCGTGCGCCTTTGTGCCAAACTCGACAAGATGCGAATGCGGGGCTTTACTCCAAACTCTACCACCCGCTCGCCCCTTGCTAAGTTTTGCACGTTGAACGGTAATCCTTGATTTTAAATCAACCTTGCGGCCGCCTGCGTTTTTTCGCACGCCGTTACTATTTACTCTCTGTTTCGCGCCCCTTGAAATCTTTCCAAGACTGCGATTAGTGAGCTTTTCTAACTGCGCCTGCGTTTTTTCGTCAAAGGCTTTGTAGTTGCGCATAATGGCTTTAACTTCTTTGATGTCCGCCTGTATCGTGACCGCCATTACGACCTCTTTATTATTTCGCGCACTTGCAGGATTGTTGCGTTATCGTACCCGTCATATGCGTGCAGTATCTCGTATTTGATGCCTTCGCACTCAATATGCCATCCCGGGCGAATACTCCGATTACGGCGCAAAACAATCTCATATTTCAGTTCGGACGATAACGCAGATTGCACCTCAACGGCCGTATTCCTCGGCACCTTGATGCTACCCCACAAGACAAAAGCGACCGCCCATTCACGCAAGCGCCCGCCTTGTCCGTCGGATACGTCAACAGGCTTTAACACCTGTATCCGCTTATTTAATTTCCCCGCGTCCATCACATCACCTCATACAACTCGCACACGGCGAAATGCTTGATTAAAGCGGTAACTCCATGCGGCAGTTCGTTCGTCGCCGTGGCTGTTTGTTGTCTGTTGTCATACCAATGCGCAACAAGCTGCTTGACGCAGGTTTTCATTAAATCGTGATTCTCATCGTACCGCCTGCCGCTTTGGTTTTCGATGTACTTAATGGCGGACTGTTCAAGCCCGCCTATCAAGTTATCGTCTACCGTTACATCGTCCTCAACGCGCAGATAGTTTTTTAATTCATTGAGTTCCATTTTTTAGCCCCCTCGCGGGTGTTATCAAGCCTTTTTGAGCAACACAAGGCTGTTTGTGTCAACGGCTTTACCGTCTGCCAACATAATAGCCTTACGCACAATATCCTCGGTCAGATTGTCCTCGTATTGCTTGAGAGTGACGTTATAGGCGGCATTGAGCACATAGTCCTCAAGCCTAAAGATAGCCGCGAATACATCGCCTGGTGCGGCCGGATTAAAGCTGGTCATATAATCATTGATAATTACTTTGCGTCCCAAAAGCACGCGTTCGGGCGCGCCGCCAATGCCATAGTTAACTCTTGCAATCGGCTGTCCGTCGGTATCGACCATGCCGACAAAGGCCATAAAGGTCTTTTTGGTCATTAAATAAACGCTTTCAGTTTCGTAAGCGGCAGGCAATGCGGACTCTGCATCAATCAACGCTTCGTAATCGATAGCAGTTACGTCAACGCTTTGGCCTGTCGGCGCGGTTTCGGTCAAGATGCCTTTAGGCTGGCCAGTGCCAGTGCCCAAGAGGATTGCCGCTTCTAATGCTTTGGTCATTGCCTCTGCAATGTTGTTGACAATAGCGGTTTCAAAAGCCGCAATAGACATTGTTTCCAGCTCTAAAGTAATACCTACGGCGCAGCGCAGTTTATACGCCGCAAATACCACGCTACCAACAGCCTTGCTTTGTACAGTAGACGTAGCGCCCTCTGCGACCCAAGTTGCTACGGGCTTAACGCTGGATACAGGGATTGCCAAGCCAGACGCGTAATTTGTGCGCGTTACCAGCGGCAGAATATGCCCGACGTTTTCCATTTTCTCAACAATTCTATCCATTACCACTGTCGGGATAACAGCGCCTGCATCAGCAGTGGTAGTCACCGCACGCAGTTCCTCGCCCATACGGCCAGTTTTAACATAATCCATAAATGCTTGACGATATTCCATACTTTCAAATCCTTTTTCCATTTTTCTCATCTCCTCTTCGGGTTTTTTGATTTCTTTTGTTCTGACTTCTTTTTCATTGATTTTTTGGGCGATTTCCGCCTTTTTCCGCAGTTCTGTTTCTTCTGCTCCCAATGCTTCAAGTTCAGTTTCAATTGCGTTCAAATCAACTTGGCCTTCGCCTTCCAGCAAAGCCTTAATCTCTGCTTTGCGGGCGGTAATTTCAGCAAATCTTTTTTCCATTTTAAAATTCTCCTTTGCTTTTTATTAAATGCCGGCTATCCAGCCGCTTTTGTCATGCTATCCAGCAAGACAAGGCATTAAACCATAGTTAACAACATCAATCTTTTGCGTTTATCGGCGTTCTGTCGCTCGATTTCGGCTTTTGCTGTAAAATAATCTCTTGCGCTAACCGCAATGTCTGTATCTTGATATGCGGGCGTGTCCACTGCGCTAACGTCATAAATCTTTTTTATCGACAATATGCGCCGTGTTCGGGTTAAGCTATCATAACTATCTCGCTCTACCACGAAAGCAAATGACATTTTGTTAATATCGCCCCTGCGAATTAGTTCGTATAAATCACGCCCTGCGTTAACATCAGCCAGTTTTGCTCTTACTTTTAGGCCTTTTTCATCAACGGTCAATTCAAGTGTGTTATTTCGAGTGCGTGCTAATACCAAAAAGTCATCGCTGTGGTTGTATTTAAACGGCACATCATTCATATCGCATCCATCAAATGCACCGCTATCAATAATCTCTTTGTATTCCACACCGTCAATTTCATATAGTGTTGTGATGCTTTCGGTAACAGCGGCGTACCCCTCTACAACAAGCTCATTACCCTCTGTAACGGTTTCAAAAACTCCACCTCTACGCTCTTTATTCACCTTTACTCTCCCCTTCCTCTGTGATTTTCACATCTTCATTAACTTGATATTTATCCTGTTTTTCGCTGTTTACGTAATTAAGCGATACAAGCCTTTTGCCGCCATCGGGCAATGCACTAAACCCGAATATCTCTCGTAGTTCGTTGATAGTCATTACGCCTGTTTGCTGCAAGACTTGTACAAGGTTTACTTTGCTATCAAGGCTTACATATTCAAGCCTATTCATTGTAAACGTGATTTCGTTACCAAAGCCTCGTTCTTTTTCGCTAAAAACCTTCGCTGTAAACTCTTGTGACATCTGTATCGCTAAAGGCTCAATAACGCTTTCAAAAAATGCGTTCCACTCGCTCTCCGTATAGTTCGCTGTGATGATTTTTTCAGATACACCAAAATATCTGTATATGTCCTCGCGAACCAAATTCATTTGGGTGTCATTGGCAGTTGTGTTTTGGCTCTTTAACTCGATAAAATCTGCCTTTGCGTCTGTTGTGCCAATGCCCGACCCATTGCTTGTTGATTTTATGTTATTGGTAAATAAATCAAGTTGTGCTTGTTGGTCTTCGGGTCGAAGTATGCCTGTAAATTTCAACAAGCCCTTAATCCTTGACCCTTCTTTAACCGCTTTTTTCAAGCCTTGTTTAAGCGTGGTCAAAAGGCTTAAATTTTCTTCCAAAATCGCCTTATTGCTGTCGCCAAATACATCGTGATTGTTGTAGTGCTTTCGTATATGTATGATTGATGTATACGGCACCGTAACAAACCCTGCCTGCATAAATGCAAACCGGCAATACATCTCACCCTCGCACTCAACCAAACTAACAGAGCCATAATCCAGCGGGTAAAAACCGATTATATTACCGACAGGGTCTCGCCTAACATAAGTAAAGCTATTATTATGGCAGTATACTTGCGAGACAATTTTGTAAATAAAGTCATACGCCGACATATATTCGTTAGGACGTGTGCCTAGCAAGTAGTTTAATCTGTTCTCTACAAGCGTCACTGCATCGCCCTTGCGTCTGTTATGACTGATTTTTAGCTTTGCTACGTTTTTAGCAATCGCATCTATGCAAGTTCTTACCGTGGCATCGTCATAAATGCAGTCAGCGACTGGATAAAAGTAATTTTCATAGCTGTTCAGCAACTTATAAACCGTTGCTGTTTTTTTATCGCCGCCAGTGCCGAAAACGCCTTTGAGCATATTTCTAAAGTCCATTTTTTCACCCCTTAAATCAAATTCAAATAATCGTCAGCATACCGCTCATACGTTACGAAAGCGTCAAGCAATGCCATTGCGCCGTCATCCCTTATTTTAGCGTTACGATTTTTAATTGGCCTTAGGTTGCTGTTGACGTCATAGGCAACTTTTAAATTAGCCAAGCACCATTTAAGTATCGGATTATTGTTATAGTTTATGTTTTTCTTTTCCAGTTCCGCACCTAAGTTTTGCAGCGGCGCTGATAGCGTTTTAGCGCCTTGTATGACCTCGTCCAATACATATGCGCCGAACGTGTTAGATATTTCATCAACCAAATACTGTGCGCTGTATCTGTCGTAGCCGATTTTGTATATATACATATCGTGTTCTTTCTGCATTTCCAAAAACCACTCTGTTATGCAGTGATAATCAATGCGATTGCCGGGACAAGTCCGCAGCAATCCTCTTTTTCGCCATACGTCGTACGGCACTTTATCTTCTGCCATTCGTTTTTCAAACACATCTTCGGGCATCCAGTACATTTGATGCACGAAAAACTCACTATTTCGGCTTGTTTTAAAAAGCAGCGTCGCCGCTGTTAAGTCTATCGTCTGCGACAAGTCAAACGATCCGATGCAGTATTTTGCTCTTGTGGTTTTGGGGTCAAAAGTAGCTGTGTTATTTAACTGCTCAAAATTTAAAAAGGCTTCGCTGTCCGTTTCCCGAACGTTGAAGTCTTTGCAAAGTAAATTTTTAACTAAAAGTGCGTTTTGTTTGGCTCGCTCTACCTTTTCGGCAAGCTGCACATAGTCCTTAATTGTTCCAAGTGCCGGGTTAGCTTTCGTCCAACATTTTGGATTGGTCCATTCGCTTCGTGCGTCCAGTTCGTAAATAACTGGTAATATCCGATCGTCTTTAATTCCGTTGACATCTTCGTAGCCGTTTATAACATCTGTCGCTTGGTCATATTTCAAATCAAAAATGTTTTCTCGCACTGTGCCCGCTGTTGACGTAATAACGCTAAGCGGCTGTTCTCGCGCCGTCATGCCATCAACAATGACGTCATATAAATTCTTATCTTTAATGGCGTGCAACTCATCGATTAAGCAACACGAAACGTTAAGTCCGTCAAGCGTGTTGCTATCGCTTGACAATGGTTTAAAGCTGCCGTCATTAATTCGGCATTTTATCTCGCTCACTAAGCATTTACAATACTTATTAATTTCAGGAGACCGCTTAACCATTTTCACGGCTTCGTTCCAGATGATTTTTGCTTGATCACGCTTTGTAGCCGCGCTGTAAATTTCTGCACCACCCTCACCGTCAGCAACAAGCATATATATACCAATCGCCGACCCTAACGCTGACTTGCCGTTTTTTCTAGCAACAATCAATAATAATTCTCTGTATTGCCGTTTGCCGTTTTTGTCGACAAAACCAAACAGCGCAGATATCATTGCCTTCTGCCAAAGCTCAAGTTTAAACTTTTGACCTGCAAATTTACCCTTCGAATGATGACAGAATCGTTCTATAAACTCTATCGCCCTTTCTGCCTTTTGGGCATCAAAAACAAATTCACTTTGATTGTCCAACTTATCATTAAGGTGTTTGTAAAGGCTTTTTACTTTATTTGAAACAACAATCTCATCTTTTTTAATTTTTTGGTAATATTCGGCTATGTAATTCATTGTTTCATCATAAACGCCGCCAGCGCATCGTCTTTAGCTGTACCCGGTCCCAACTGGTCTAATGCCAACTTGACAACCGTATTATAATTTTTAATCAGACTGTTATAAACCCTTACTGCTGTGCTTTCCTTAAACCCTCGCTGATTTTCGCCATTTTGGTACTCTTCAACGCAGCCGACCTCGTTAATTATCTGCTGCAAGTCTTGTAGCGTGACTGTCATAAACGCCATATTATCAATCAAGTTGTTAACGATATCTTTTTTCTTTTCGTTATCTAAATCCGAAAAAGCCCTCTTCATTTTCGCAACTTCGCTTTTAATCCGCTTATTTTTATCTGCTACTGCCATATTTTCACCTTCTTTGTTTGCATATTAACTACACCCCGCTTGGGCGGGCCTGTGTATTAAAGTAAACATCAAGCACGGTACTGTAAATTTTCGTTTGTCGAGCCGCCACCGGGGGGGACAACGCCAACCACATCACCACTCGAATCAAAAATTATTTTTTTATCCGCAACCTTGCCATGCACTCCGTTATGGCACTCGATACATAGATACTGTAAGTTACTCCAAGCCAAGCTTATGTTTAGATCATTTATATTACTCTCGTTGAGATGTATCTTGTGATGCACTAGTTTCCCTTGCCCGCCGCACAACTCGCAAATATAATGCCTGCTCAATGCGTATGCTTTTGATGTCTTAATCCATTTGCTCGAATGATAAAATGCTCTTGCAAACTCTCTCGCCATATCATCACTCCTTTAGCCATACAATGGTCTCAATACTACTAAATCCATTGGTGCCACTCCTCAAATAAAAAAACACCTAACCCAAAGGCTAGGTGCTTATATTAAATTACATACTAACTTTTGATATATATTGCCGTGTTTTAACGCATTTTTACCGCCAAATTATTCATGTGGTTTAACAAATGCTAACACAACGCATTATAATCATTTCATTGATATTCTTGCCTGGGTAGTTATCCGCATCATTCATACGATAAATTGCAGCTATCATATGCCATCATACGGCGAACGCCATAGCCAATATATAACATACGGTTTGCCACTTGCTCGGATAATGAGCGGGTTACTGCGTATGCGTTATAAATTTAATGTGCGGCCTTTTGATCACTCCGGCCGCAGGAGCTGGTGCTATTGGTGATACCTTAAATGAGTGTAAATCCTATTAACATTATTTTACATCTTATATTTTATCATGGGTTAGGGGTGACATTCTATGACATCTTTACCATTTCCAATAATGCCCATCCGTGAAATCGAAGCACTGATCTTTTGTCATAGTGCAAAGCATCCGCAACGTCTTGCCAATTTCGCCTTGAAAAATAATAACTTTTTAATACTGCCCTGTGCCTTTCGTCGGACAGTCTGTCGATTAGCTGCTCTGCTTCCATCCTTGCTCGCAGAAGCTCTTTGCTGCGTTTTTCGATATATCGCTCCACCTCAATGAGATTAGCAACCACAGGTGCCATTTTATCCGTATTTGCACCATATACAGGAGCAAAGGACAGCGAAGGTGTAATCTTTTCCGCAAGCGACCGCAAACGCTCACGCTCATCTAGCAAGTCACTAATTTCTCCCGCAATAAAACGATATCTTTTTAGCTTTGCCTTTATCTCCTCTATAGTCATTTGCTACCCCCTATATCTACCGATGTATGAATATAGCGTATTTTTGCTCACATTCAGCTTTTGAGCAATCGCCGGAACATCCCACCCAGCAAACCCCATTTCAAAAATTGTTGTATGCATATCGCTCCAGTCAAATGCTTTAGACGATGCCGAATTTCCAAGCGGTTGAAATATCGGAATCCCACCGTGTTTATCCATGATATCCCTAAATACTACTTTCATAGTTTTGTGCGGCTTGTAGTGCTCTTTTCCCGCTTCTGTTTCTTTCCTTTCCCTAGCTTCCTCACGCCTACGTTGCTGCTCTTGTAAATGAGCTAAACGTGAATCTGTCGATGTTAGCGGATTTGCTGCACCTTTATACTCTTGTACTGGTGTATGTTCTCCTCTAATACAAGGATTTAAACCTATAAACGCACAATAATATCTGTCCCCACAACTTTTCAGTCTATAACATTTTTCACAATCTATCACGTTTTCAGCTCCTTCTACCGCATTATCATAGTCCATACTATATATTGTCCTATCTCACTGCCTACCCCTAGCGATATCCCTGCTATAATCCCTATGGCTATACCAATTAATAAAGCTGTTTTAGTTGTCATTCAAACAGCTCCAACAATACCCTTGCTTTATATACTTTGCTTCTACGAGTATTTTCTAAAGCTTTCCGGGTTTCGTTGTTCATCTGCCCTATTAAATTGCTTAGGTGCGGATTCTTATCTAAAAACCTAGTCAATGGAGATAGCACCTCAAGAACTTCTTTCGCATTCCTGCGTCTTACGCTGTACTCCTTCATCTGCCTTAATTATTACCTCAACTCCCGGCTCGTCAGCATAAAACTTACTGATTTTAGCGTCAACAATCTGCTTATCGTCTTTGTAAGCAATACCGCTCAACGCATCCGTTAAGATTTTAAATACGTTGTCAACATCGGGCTTTTTAGTTGGACGCTCTGCGCCCACAATCGCCGCCTGCTTAAACTTTTTGCTCTTGCTTGACGGAATACTCATAAACGCTCTTATCTCGATTGAGAGAGCCTTTTCTGTTAGCGTCCACCCCTGTTCTTCCATTGACTTTATCGCACACATCTTGACATATGCTTTATAATTTCTGCTTTTCTCCGGGTCATATGCTTTTACGAACCCGCCGTGAGTGCTAAATCTCGGACGGCCTTGTGCGCAAGGCTCGCCCGGTATGGTTAAAGTTAGTTCCATTTTTTGCTCCTCTCTACATCAGCACTTTCCACACGTCATAGCACCTTTCTGTCTACAATCTTTCCATTGCCATTAAAGGTAACTTCTTCTGTTCGTATAAGCTCTCCTGCGGCGTTATATGTTCTTACGGTTTCAACGTAACCTTTAATACTGCAATCTAACTCCACATCACACACCCTGCTATCCGTCCAAGTGCCCTCTTCTTCGTACTTAGGCAACCAGTGATTTCTGCGATGATATACTGGATTACATTCTGCTTTCCAGCGATTATATTCTGCCTGTCGTTTCTTTTCCATTTTTTCGTTAAAACTATGACCCATTGCCTTCGCTCCTCCTTTACATAAAAAACGTCCACACAAAATACTGTCCTATCTCCATACCTACTCCGATACACAGCCCCAGCGCAGCCCAAGCTGCTATCGGTACGAGTATTAGCCAAAATAGTTTGGTCATTCCGTCACCCTCTCAACTTCCGCTATTCCCTGCATTACATAAAGAGCGTTTGGTAATGCAATGCCGTTGCCCCACATCTTGTACTCGGCACTGTCAGAGTGTAGCTTGTTGTACCATGACAACATCTGCTGTTTGGTATATTCCTTTGTCGCTTTGCCGTTGATTTCTGCGTAGGTGTTGCGCACCCCAAGCCAAAACGTATAATCTTCGTCTGTTAGATTTTCTACCGGGTTTACTACGCCCCACCAAGACGGAAATCCTTGTAATCTTGCACATTCCGTAGGGGTTAAGCGGCGGACGATACTGCCAACGATAATCGGCTGTACTATTGCAATACCACCTTGATTTTTAGTTGGGTTAGGATTAGTTGTATCTAATGTTTTCGCTACAGTAACAGCTCTGCAGCCGCTATGAGGATTTTTCGACTTCATGCTATTTGAAGATAAACTATCAAAGCTATACGAAACGCTTATCGGCTGGAACAGGTATTGATCGTTGTTTGTCGCCAGTGTGGCGCTTTTGTCCTTTTGAACCAGTGCGCCCTTACCGTCGCCTTCACAGCCGCTACGGATTTTTAAGGTGTAAGGGACTTCTCCCGCTCTATCATCTGCTCCAACGCAGTTTTGAGCATCGGCGGCAATTCCTTGCCACGGCGTTCTGCCCGCCTCAAAATACCCTCGCAGGCTTTCGCGCTTAAATAGTATTTCTTGGGCACATTCGCCTCTAAAATCTGCGACAAGGTAGATTCTACGGCGGCGCTGGGGGACTCCCCAGTATTGAGCGTCAAAAGTTCTGTACGCAACGCTCCATCCGTCACCGCTGATACAGTCTGCGTATGCCCACCCTGCCGCTGGAACACTAGGCATAACGACGTCCTTTTCTTTGACCCTAATAAACTCTTCAAGGACTGTTCGGAAGTCCTCTCCTCTATTACTGCTAAAGGCTCCGGGAACGTTTTCCCAAATAGCGTATCTTGGATAAACTCCATTTGTTGATTCCCTCATTTCTTTGATAATTCGGATCGCTTCTAAAAACAACCCACTTCTTGTTGTTTCTGCGTCACCTATATCGGCGTGCTTTAGTCCTGCACGCTTACCCGCAATCGACATATCTTGACAAGGACTTCCGAATGTGATTATATCTACCGGCTCTATCTCTCCACCCTTAACTTTGCTAACGTCTCCCAAATGTTGCATACTTGGGAAACGATTTTTAGTAACGGCGATAGGATAAGGTTCAACCTCTGCCGCATAAACAGGTTCTATTCCGCACATACTTGCCGCCAACGGAAAACCGCCACTGCCGTCAAATAAACTCATTAGTTTCATACGCTATCCCTCGCTCAAAATGGAATGTTGCTTAAATCTTCTGCCTGCCCGAACGATTCAAACCCGCCTTTATCACCAGCCGAAGCTGCTGCGTCCGCTTTACGTTCGATAAACTCCACGCTGTTTGCGATGACTTCCGTTACCCAACGTTTTGTACCGTCTTTAGCATCGTAGCTGCGTGTTTGTAGGCGTCCGTCTACAAGTAGCCTATGCCCTTTTTGGCAACTGTTACCTACCAGCTCGGCGGTCTTACCCCATAACACTACAGGGATAAAGTCAGTTTCCTTGTTCCCTTGTGCGTCTTTAAATGGTCGATCTACCGCTAACGTAAATTGAGTTACACATTTACCCGATTGTGCGTATCTTACTTCCGGGTCTTTAACTATTCTTCCGAGCAAAATCGATTTATTCATTCTTCGCACACTCCTTCTTCATCGTTTTAAAAAACTTAATCGCCGCCATATACTCGGCGTAGTAGCGTTCATTAGGGTTCGTGACGCTCTTACCATATTCGTTCTTCACTCGTTTTTCAAAATTTTCTAACGTGTTGCCATTTTTATCATTCCAGCAACCGCAAATTACTTGGTCATTTACGCTGTCATAGGTGGTGCTCCTGCCCACACTGCCAATGTTGCTAACTTGATAAAATCCTTCCGGCAGGTCAGCGTATCGCAGGTCAGCACCTTGCAGGTAAGCACCTTGCAGGTAAGCATCTTGCAGGTAAGCACCTTGCAGGTCAGCATCTTGCAGGTAAGCACCTTGCAGGTCAGCACGTTCCCCGCCGTCCTCATCTCTTAACCACTTCCCGTGACTATCTATAATCGCTTTTAATTTTTCTTCACTTATTTCCTTCATTCATGCCACTCCTTTAATTTACCGGCTTATCCAACCCGGCATTACTGTTCTTCCAGCGCAATAATTTCTTATGATAATAGCCGCTTCTATGGCATCTGTATTTTTTTCTGATAAATCCTCTCTCAAATCTATAGAACTCCTTTCCGGTGGCGGTGATGGCGGTTTTTTAGGATCTAATTTAAAAATGTAGTGCATACATCTCACCGTCCTTTTTTATCCCCACAACAATCTAGCTATTTCAACTTTGTTTTTTAGTTCTTTAACATCTTTATTGGCATAAGCCAAAGAAAAAGAATGAGATCTTGGTATACTTCCGTCTTTCAATCCTTTATGATACTCAACAGCTTTTTCAAGTCTAGCTGAGAAATACTCTAGGCTTTCGGGCATTGCTAACGTTATTTCTTTTGATTTGATTTCCCAGTACTCAGCTTTGCTCTTTTGTTCAGCTGCCTTATCTGCAAGTTCTACAGCCTTTTCACACCGTTTCCAGTTCCTTTCAATTAAGGCACGATGACGTTTTTCACTGTGATGCCCAACCTTAATTGGTTCGCCTAAAACAAGAAAGTCTTTACCTTCCTCCGCCGCTCTCCACTTATCATTGCTTTTCACTTGATTTTTTAGGGCAGCGTTGTTGTATCTTTCCGCCTTGCGTTCTGCGTAACTTTGCTCATCAGTTCGGACAATAGAATAAAAATATTTATCATCTTTTTGTAACACCAAGTTATAAACTTCGCATTCAACTTCTTTTCCGTATTTCGTCTCAAGCTGAATAATGTCACCTTTTTCATACTCTTCTTCGCATTCCGCAACCCATACATTGGGACAGTATTTCTTAAATTTATTCATATCGTTTTATCTCCTTATGCTTGTATATAGTTAGTATGCGCGGCCGTTTTAACTAAAAACAAACTAATTGTTCAAATTTCTGCGGCTTGAGCATTTCGGTTTTAGCTTTATTGTAAAACTCCTTAGATAACTCAAATCCATAACTGTTTCTACCTAATTCCATAGCCGCTCTTAATGTTGTCCCACTCCCTGCTACTGGATCTATAACCACGTCACTTGGGTCTGTAAAGATTGTTATTAACTGCTTCAACAAATTAACTGGCTTTTGTGTCGGATGTATTTTAGGATATGTTTTTGTATCCTTTACCCAGTTAAACCAATTAAAAATCATTTTTCCATTATTATTAAATTTCGGTAGTTTTTCCCTGTATAACACCAAAGCGTATTCAGTAGCACCAACAACACGCATATTTGCTTTTAATACCTGTGCTGAAAAGTTTTTGATGAAAATTAAAGGAATATGTTTTTTAAACCCATGTTTTTCTGCATACTGAATTACCATCGGCATTTGTTCAAATGAGCAAAAAACTATCATGCACGGAGCTTTCCCTTTTTCTTTAGGCTCTTTTTTTAATAAGCGATTACAAAAATGAAAGTATTCTGCAATGTTAAAATTATGATCTGTATTGAAAAAAGCTTTACCTGCAAATTTGCTTTCACCTTTTTTATTATCGCCATCTACATACCACATTGGATTAGATCCGTAAGCATTTGCTCCAAGGTTGTACGGTATATCCGCAATTACTAACTGTGCCTTGGGAATCCCATACCGTTTAAAATTTTGAAAATTATCACAATAAAATTCTGTCTTTATTTTCATTGCTTGCCTCCTAAAGTTGACTGTATATCAAAATGGTTCTGACTTATTAGTGTTCAACTTGTCAATATCTTCTGGTGTAAAGTAGTACCCTCTTGCAAGATTTTTATTTATGACTTCTCGCTTAGCTTTGGCATAAGCCAAAAACGCCAAAGCATGATTCTTCCGCAGCTGGTAAACAAACGTATTACAGCAAGCCTTAACGTCGATAATCTCCGTCATCAACGCCAGCAGCTTATCTTCTGTTGGCACTTTTTTAAACTCTGTGTAAGCAGCTTCTACCTCAGCCAATTCTTCTTTGATTTTTGCAATCTGTTCTTCTGGTTTTGCGTCCCTGAATTTATAACATGGTGTTGTTGCTTTAATTTTCATTATTTCATCTCCTTCATTGCCGCAAAGAATGTGATTGCCGCCATATACTCATCGTAATATTGCTCGTTAGGATTATTACTTTCACGTCCGTATACACTCTCTACACGAGTTTTAAATTCTTCTAGCGTACCACCTTTGTAGTTATTCCAGCATCCGCACAGGACATTGTCGTCATCTACGCAATAAGTAGTTGTTCCTCGGCGACTGCCAATTCTAACAACTTGATAATATGTTTTGTCTAGGTTTGCACTGCGGAGGTTTGCACTGCGGAGGTTTGCACTGCTGAGGTCTGCACCGCTGAGGTCTGCACCGCGGAGGTCTGCACCGCTGAGGTCTGCACTGCTGAGGTCTGCACCGCTGAGGTCTGCACTGCGGAGGTCTGCACCGCTGAGGTCTGCACCGCTGAGGTCTGCACTGCGGAGGTTTGCACTGCTGAGGTCTGCACTGCGGAGGTCTGCACCGCGGAGGTCTGCACCGCTGAGGTCTGCACCGCTGAGGTCTGCACGTTCCCCTCCTTCTTCGTTTCGCAACCATCTACCGTGACTTTTTATAATCTCCTGTAATTTTTTTGCACTTATTTTCATAGTTACCGCTCCTTTAAACTTTAGCTAATTCACCTTGACGACGGGTTGATATCACCGAACCTCGCCGCAATGTGACTATTTATACAAAAAACTCGCTCTTGAGCTTCTTTTTTCGTAATCAGGCCCGCAACATATTCGCTCAACGTCTTTTCCCTCACCTGCTGATACGCTTTTATTACACTATCGTCTTTCCACATCAGACCGTTCTTTGCCATGTTTCAGCACGCTCCTTTTTATCTGTAAAGCTCAACGTATCCCCGTCAAAGTAAAAAGGTAACGGCTTGTTGGTCGGTGCGTTACGCGCTTTTTTGAGCTGCAAAATCATGTTGAACGGATAAGATGCGTTTAGCTTTTCTTCTTCAATTCTCGCTAAATTTATCCACAAATCCGCCTCATGGGCCATATAACTCGACTGTGCCAATGTTCCTTTTTCGCTTAGCTGGGCTATCATTACAACGATAATCCCCAAGTCCTGCGCAAGGGTTTTTAGCTTTTGTGCCGCCGACTTAAGTATCTGCCAGTCTTTTTTGTCCGGCGAGCTACTCATATCCATCCGCCCAATGTAGTCGACTATCAGCATTTCAATGCCATATCGCTTTGAAGCACGGTATGTTTCGCTGAATATGTGTTTAAGCTGCAAATCGGGAATCGTTATTGTGTGTAATTTGCCCGAATTCATTTCTTCTGTTTTGCTGATCATGCTGTAGAATTCTGTTTGTGTCAGCTCGCCACGCCTGATTTTTGAATGGCTGAAATGATTAATTATCGCATTCCAACGTAGCGCCATTTGATCTGCCGACATCTCCGAATTTAAGTACAGCACTGGCTTTTTCTGTACAAGTCCCACCTGATATGCCAGGTTCATTGCAAAGGCCGATTTACCACCACCAGTTTCAGCGGATAGAATAATCAAATCGCCTTTTTCCAGTCCTCCTGTGGCATAATTTATGCTTTTAAATTCTGTGTGCACGACCTTTTTTTCACGGCGTTCGGCTTCGTACCTGTCTCGCAAACTCAAAGCGCAGGCATCGCTCATATCTTTCGGCGAAATGTATGTACGCTCTATCACTGTATCCGTCAAGATGATTTCGTCCTCTATCCGGCTATACACTTTGTCGCACTCTTCCCCACGCTCAACCGCACCTTTTATTGCTGTTGCCAGGTTTAAAAGCTTTCGTGCTTTTGTGCATTCTTTCAGGCGAGCGATATGAGCCTTGATACTTGGCACAAACTGCTCAAAAAGCTGTACGAATGCAATCCCAAACTCATTTATCTCATCACGGTTTTTTACGATCACCGTGCCGACACTTACCTCTTCGCCGTTGGCGTACATTCCTGAAATCATCAAGAATATTTTTCGGTATATCATGTCCGTAAAATCTGTATCCACTAGCTCCTGTAAGCCTTCGTCAAGATTATCTTTATCTGACATCATGCCGGCAAGTACAAGTCTTTCTGTGTCTTTATCCTGTCCAGTCATATCATAGCCCCTTTGAAAATTTCTTCCTGCGTTTTTTCCCTTTGTTCAGGCTTAAGCTCAAAAACGCCCTGCCAGCTATTTAGCGTACTGCTTTCAAGTGTTTTTATTTTATTTGCGTCGTTTACGTCAACCTCTTGAGTGCAGTACCAGCTGTCCAACTTTTTCATCACCAAACAGGCTCCGCTATCTGTAAGCGGTTTTTTTATACTCTTGCGCATTTCAGCAAAATCCTTAAAAGCCTTAATCAAACCTGCGTTCTCTGTCCAGTTTTTTAGTAAATCATCAAGAGCCGATTTAGTCGGCTTTTCTTTTTTTACTTTTTCTTTTAATTCTTTATCTATATCTACTTCTTTATCTAGGCCGCGATTTTCAGCGACGTTTTCGCGACTGTCACGCGATTGTCCAGCGATTGTCACGCGACTGTCACGCGACTTTTTTTCGTCTTCCGAATTTTTATTCACTGTTTGTGAGTTAAGCGCAAGCGTTTTTTGTTGCGCTCTGCGTTCCTGTTGGCGCACACGATCCTGCTGTTTTTTCTTTTCATACGAATCAAGCTGCTGATGTTTATTCCAATTCGGAATGGTAATAACATTATCGACCAATTCAAGCATACCAAACTGTTCAAAAGTCTTAAGAGCCAAACGAACGATGTTTATATCACGGCGGAAAATCGTTGCTAGCATCTCATCTGTATATGGAATACGCTCATTCATCAGAAAGACACCATTGTTATTTTGCTTCCCTGCCAATATGAGCAGCTTAAACCAAATCACTATAATTTCGTCTGAACTTGGCAGTCCTTCGATCAACAAAATTTTCTCGTCGTCAAAAATATCTGTTGTAATTTTTATCCATTTTACATCTGCCAAAACGCCCTCTCCCTTCCTGATTAATTATTCATAACAAATGTATTCTAATAATCAGCCATCTAAATAATTTCTTCCGATAATCTTCATAAATTCTTCTCTGCTGTGTTCAAGCTCAAAAACCATTTGGCACTCTACCTTTAACAAAGTCCCCAGTTCACTGCCATCATGCACAGCATTGTGGCAACGCCAGCACAGCCAACAGGTAAAACCGTTTTTATCGCTAATTTTCCGCTTGCCGGTACCATAGTAAATATGGTGCAAATGAAGTCCTGTTTCTATCCCACAGTTATAACAATATTTTCCTGTCTGCATAATACTCTTAGACATCTTTAACGCCCCACTCCTTGATCAGCTCATCTAATTCTTCCTGCGGCCTTGTTTCTACACCAATATCTTTTGCCATAGATACCAAACAATCTATAAAACGGCTCATCTCTTTCGTGTCATAAGCACTGCTACCGTAATATACCCTTACATTGCTATAGCCTTTAATGTTCTGACATTCACTAACCAATTCAGCTATCCAGCCAACACCATTGCTTTGCCAAATTTCAATAGTTCTGTTTACAGCGTCAGTTGGCACTGGCCATATTCTGCCGTAACCACATTCCCTGATCGCCTTCCTGTAAACATCTTCCTTGCTGTGAAAGCTCTCTTCTGACAGCTTTTCTGCTATCTTTTGGCATAATACCCAAGCGTATTTATTAGCGTCGTTAGAACGCCCTTTTCGCCATTGCTTGACCTCTACAACATACTGCTTTTCAGGATCGATTTTATTGATTTCTTCTTCCTCTGATAAAGGGACAGGTACTACTAAATTTATGTATCCCATCCCTTTTAATGTCTGTAAACCTTTAACTGTTAGCTTCATTTTGCTGCTGCCTTCTGACATTTCATACAGAGTGCCCTACCAAATTTCTGCACGCTATAATCATGTACTTTTTGGCTAATTTCAATCGTACATTCCTGACACATCAAAAATTGTGGTCCTGTATTTTCGTCAGGAAACGCAGGCTTAGTTTGGTTTATAGGTGTAGGCGGTTCTGCTTTATTTGATGTTTTAGTGGTTGATGGTTCAACATATTGCCGTTCTTCTCGAACGCTATATTTACCATCGCAAAACCCCCTGTACACATCTGCTGCAACGCCAATGTTTTTCATAGCGTTACCAAGTGCGTCAGTAAGACACATCTTAAAGGCTTCATCATTTGCTGTAAGTCCAGTTTTGTATTTTTGAACAATGAAGTCGCCTCCACAACCAATGATAGGCTCGCTCCAACTATCACCGTTTTTGATAAACAAAGCTACCGTCATATACAGTAATATTTGCTTATCCTCTAATGGATATATAGTCTTATCTAAAATTTCAAATTTCCACCCAATACCACACAAACCAAACTGAGCAGTAATGGCTTCAATCTTCCATTGTGGGTTTATATCACTTTTTCCCCTTAGATTACCTGCTTGGATTGTTTTCAAAGCATCTGTAGGCGGGGTTGCTAAGTTTGTATATATATCAATCATGTCCTCCACCTCACTTTATCTGCACATTCTGATGCTCTACTACCTGTGCCCCATCAATTTTACTGCCAGCTTTGATCGCAGCCTTGATAGCCGCTTTGTCAGGTGATGTTGATGTAACAACTCTCAAAAATTCTGTCGGCAGCTTCTCCTTATCGGTAATTTCCACTGTCTCACTTTTTTTGTAGCTGACTGCGCCTTTGGGGGTCTCAAATTTTTCACCCTTTAAAGCGTAGGCTACATAACCTTTTAACCACTCCGCCTTATTTTTTAAGGTGGCTTTTCTTTCCGTCAGCCTTTTAATTTCTTCCTCAATGGCTGCTGTTTCTGCCATTTTGTTTTTGTAAACCACAAGGCAGCCTTCAATCTTTTCTACTCTATCCATCTTCAACTGATCTATATCCTCGGCAGTCAATATTTCACCTGTTTCAGTATCTACCATTCTTTCAGTATCAAGTTCTAGCAACCGCTCTAATTGTTGATTAATTTCATAAAGTTTCATATTTACACGCCCCAATCTTCAATTTTATTTTCAATAGTATTCGCGCTATTTTTAATCCATTTCAGCAAAACATTTACTTTAGCTTCGCTTCCGTCCAAATCATCTATGTTATTCAGATTTTCCTGCATTGCATCTAATTCATATCTAATCGAATATACTAAATCATCAAAATTATCCATGCTTGCAATCCTCCAATTCTTTTGCTAAAATGAAGGTGGACGCTAAACTTCGTAAAATTTACAGTCCACCTGAGCTATCGAAGCTGCTACTTCGGTAGCTCTTTTTCTTTTGCCTATCATCTCAACACCCCTACAGTCACTACAGCAGCCATAATAGCAATGTATGTTCCGACAAATATTGCAGTAGTTGCTACGGTAAAATCTCTGATCATAAGCCTAGCCCCCTAGCAACACCTTCTATATAAGCAATACGCGCTATTGCAGCGATTGTTGCAAACATTACAATGGTTACCCCCGGATATGTTTTTACGATCTCACATGCACCATATAAACCGATAACGCACATCTCCGCAAATTGGTTCGCTGTTTCAATAAACTTTTTCATCCTACACTCTCCTTTTTATAAACTCGTTCGTTAAAATAAGTTTTAGGTACTTTCCCGGCAGGCGGTAAAATATAACCTTGGCTTTTGAGCATATCCCTGGCTTCTCTTATTTTTTGGTATGCATAACTTTTCTTACAGCAAAGTATCCTCATTACATCTTCAACGGTATAAACATCCATCTTTACGCTCCTTTCTGTTTACGCTGCTGTTTTATCCATGTTTGCCTTAAGTCCGAGTAATGTCAGCAACTCGTGGATTTTCAATCTACCCTTCTGCGTCCATTTAGTATTCATTACAACCTTGATACTGCCGTCAGAACGTGTTACATCAATCGTTTCAGACTTCGTATAACCTTTTTGCATGTGATTGCTGTACAGCACCCATTGCCCGCCAACCTTGCGAATTAAACCTTGTTCATTGAGAATTTTGTTCAGTGCCTTTGCACTTAAACCATAATCAGCCGCAATCTGCGTGATAGTCACTGTATCTTCACTGGAAAGAATAGTATCTACATATTCCTTGATTGGCTTGAACTCCGAAATTACTTGACGTTGTACTGTGTTTTCCAGTTTCAGTGTATCAATTTGTTTGTTGGCAATCAGCAAAGCTCTTGCCATTACTTTTTCAGGGCTGTTCCAGTCACGCTCAACCTCAATAAAGTATGTGCGGGCTTGCTTACCTTTTTCGTTGCGGGTTAACATACATAACTCTTTTGCCATATCTAATTTCACGATGTGGTCAACTTGGTTTTGTCTGCCTCCATTTGAGTTAGGGACAAAAATGTCTGTCACTAAATAATCGTGTTTTTCCTCAAAGCCATATTCACACATTCGGTCAAACCATTTCTTGTACGGAGTTTCTACCCCCAAGAACATATGCAGTTCTCTACCGCTGATTGTTTGTTCCTGATTTTCGTTTACTTGAATTTCAATTAAGTTGTTCATGTTTATTACTCCTTTCGCATTAGCACGTGTGGTATAATCACCTTGAAAGGAGGTTATTATTATGACTAAACATGAGATTGTGAAGGACATACTTGTAGCTGCTATTCAAAAAGGTGTTTTTGACAGCGTAACGCCTGTAGACACCCATGACGGCAACATGGATTTAGTTGAGCCTAAAATTCAGTCTATTGCCGCAGCTTTCAAAACAATATATGCAGCTGTAGATAACAAAGAACCCAACATAACAGTCTTGCCATTCGATTAAAGTTCTATTCCCTCTCAAAGGAAAGAGTGCAGTTACAGCTGTACTCTTTCCTCATTTTGTCCGCAAACTTAATTATCATTGCCATTTCTTCGTTGGTATAATTTTTTCGTTCTAACATTACTACTGTTAATTCTTTTCTTCCTAATAGCCAGTTAATAAATCTGTTCATAATTGCACCCCTTTGCATTTGATTAAGTTAATATGCTGTGATATAATTCAGTTGAGGTTCTTTTTATTCGTCAGCGTTACCGCGCTGGCGATTTCTTTTTTTGTAAGCAAATCCTGATTGTTATAAACCCATACTTCAATATCTGATATGCCCTGCTTCACTTCGCTTATGTTTTCTAAAATACTGGCGAAGTCTTTTTCTTCGTTTAGGCTTACTCTTTCATCTGCGGCTATACTTAATATTGTTGCCAGCTTAGTGTTTAATGCACTTACCGATGAGAATAGCAAGCAGGCTGTTTGCGCTAATGAAACTTTTCTGAACTGCGGTTGCCTGCATGATTTCCCAACAGGGCAGGTTGTCAGGCAATACCACCGCAATACAGAGTGTTTAAGCGTCCCCAGCGTTTCGGCAATCCTCAACAACATTTGCGGGTGTGCCGCTTCCGGTACGTTTATGACACGTGCGACAGTTGATCTATGCATAGCAGCCTGTTCTGCAACGCTTTCCTGCGTCATATGGCACTCTTGAAGTAGCTCTTTTAGCACATTTACTCACCCTTTCTTGTGTTAAAATAAACTCATAAAGTAAATTGAGTTTGTTTCTACTTTTCCCAAACATTTTTAACCAGTTCACTGCCTAGCTCCTTTTGGTTAGATTGCTTTTTGTTTCTTTTCGTTACTGGATTGAGTAAAAAAAATAGTCCAGTCAAAATCAAGCAATTTTGCTATTTTTTGTGCAACATCAGGAGATGGACGACGAACTCCATTTTCAATGTGGGTATAATGCACTCTTGATACCCCTGATTGTTCTGCTACTTGTGATTGCGTTAGATTTTTAGATCTTCTTTTTTTTACTAAAATTTTTCCTATTTTCATATGTATCCCCCCTTCCCTTGTGTGTCTTTATGTTACATCTTTATTATACGTTTCTTTATGATACTTGTCAAGCAGTTTTGTAACTTTTTGATACGCAATGTTTTTTGTTTCGAAAAGTAACGTATAATATTAATAAAGGATGTGAATTTATGGAAACATTAGGAAGTAGATTACGCTACCTACGCACAAAAAATAAAGAAACTCAACAAGATGTAGCGGACAAACTCTGTATTAATCGCGTTACATATACCCAGTACGAGATTGACAAACGAACCCCACCATCAGAAATGTTAAAACTTTTGTCAAAGCATTTTAATGTTTCAGTAGATTATATTTTAGGGCAAAGTATAGAAAATGATTCTCAATCGCCACCTAAAGACCTTGCAAAATTTCTCGAAAACACCGAAGTTATGTTTGATGGCGAAGTACACCAATTAGACGAGGAAGATAAACAGAAGCTTAAAAGTGCTCTTGAATTTGTATTTTGGCAAGCTAAAGAAAAAAACAAACGGAAAAAGAAGTGATACTACGCCGTGCTTAACATTCCCTTACGGGTAAAAAACCTTGTAAATAAATTCGATACGGCAAACCCTTATAAGCTTGCCAAACGCTTAAATATTGATGTATACGAGTATGACTTGCCTATTGATATAAGAGGTTTTATTGTCCGCCCATTACGCAGAAAATGCATTTTGCTAAACAAATCATTGAGCGAAACAGAAAAGATCGTTGTATTGTGCCATGAAATAGCACACGCTCGCCTACATTCGGGCTATGGTTACTACATGAGTACAAACAGACCTTACTATAAATCCTGTAAGCGTGAAGCAGAAGCAAACGAATTCGCCCTGCACCTTTTATCGCACTGTCACGATATTGATACCACTGTAATAGAGCCAATGATAAAGCAAAAAATGCCTGACCCGCACTTAGTACATAGGCTATTAAATGAAATTATCTTATAAAGGAGGTGTTTATGATGGATATTATTGTGTTTTTTTCTTTACCAGTTATACTAGGCTGGTTTATATTTGGGCTGATAAGTCCTACTACCGCGGCGCCGTTTTTAAAAACACCTAATAGACTTAAAATTTTAGGAATATTTTTGGCAGCAACTTTTGTTATTAGTTTATTTATAGGAAAAGATGTTGAAAAGAAAGGAAACAATCAATCGGTTGCAACAACAACTATGACAGAGCAAGACAAAGCAAAAGAAAAACAAGTGGCAAACCGAGCTGTTATTGATGCGTTAGGGCATTTTTATCGGAAGATAGATGAAGTTGAAAAAACAGAATGGTTTACACCCTACGAAGGTAACACTCCTGCCGAAACCAAGATTTATTGGTACGTTGGACTAAATCAAAAAAATGATATAAATCAACGCTTTAAAGTAGTCCATTTTTCCGATAATATTGGTTGGGTGTTTTGGGATAAACTTATATTCTCAACCAATGAAAAAAATTGGACGTATGACATTAACACCTTTGCTGGACAATCAGGCGGCGGAAAATCTACGCAAATAGTATTCGGCGGGAAATATGAATTTTTTGATACATCGTTTAAAAATGTTATTGAAGGTGTTCGACTTTTGGTTAACGGCGGGAATCCAATTCTTAGATTAAAAGGGGAAGAACACTTTTACGATATCAAATTATCCCAAGAAGATATCAAAAATTTAAAAAACGCAATTATTTTTTATGAAAACTCTCAAATTATAGACGAAAAAATAACAAGAGATACTAAATAAAAACGCTACAAAGGAGATGTTTATGATGGAGTTTATTCTAAGTTTGTTATGTGTTGTATTGTTTTGTTGGTTTATGTTCGGATTGCTAAATCCAGGGGCTGCCGCACCATTTTTGAAAAGTCCTAGCCGAATTAAAGTAGTCGGAATATTTCTTGTACTTTCTGCTATTTTCGGTTCAATTCTTGGCTCTGTTCAAGCCCCTAGGGATAATTCGTCAGCAGTTGCAAGCGCAGCACAAGAGCAGCAAATAGAAACCGCATTAGCGACAATGGGAACTAAATTAAAAAGTTATGAACATGATGAATTATTAGATGACAACGAAGGCAATGGAAGCAAGGGGTACCGCCTTAAAACAGACAGGGGCAATGTTATAGCATACTTTAAAGACGATAAGTTATACTCTTTGCGTTGGGCGGATCGCGATCTTTACAAAGAAGGAAAAACACTTGTAAAGCTCAACGATTATTTACTAACTGATGGAGAATTTATGAATGTCATATTGAACTTAAAAAGTGTGATAAAAACAGATTTAAATGATCCTGATTCAGCCGAGTTTGCTGACTATAGTGAATGGAGATACGAAAAAACTCCGGAAGGTATACTTGTAAAAAGCTGGCTACGTGCTAAAAATGCTTTTGGGGCAAAGATTAAACGTTCATTCGTTGCTGAGCTATCGCCGGACGGTAGTAAAATTCGCCATCTTCAATGGTTATAAAATAAAAAAGCAGCCCTTTAACTAGGGCTGCAAATTTTAAACCTCTTCCGCTAAACATACATTCACTTTTAAACATTTATGTTCGCATAATTAAGGAGGACTATCATGCCGGCATACAAAGACGAAAAAACAGGGAAATGGTATTGCCAGTTTTATTGTACAGATTGGACAGGGAAAAACAAGCATATTGTAAAACGTGGCTTTGATAAAAAAAGTAAAGCATTAAAATATGAAGTTGAATATAAATCAAACTACGTCGCAACTAATGACGTAACTTTTAGCACATTAGTAACTAAATATCTTGAAAACTACAAGCTGAATAATAGAGCTTCATCAGCTCAAACAATTGAAGGACGTCTTGATAAAATAACCCCTTACTTTGGTAAAATGAAATTATCAGAAATAACCCCTGATAAAATAATTGAGTGGACTCAGACAATGAATAAAGAAGGCCTAAGTGCTTCATACCTAAAAACTATTATGACAACTTTCGGAGCTACATCTAATTTTGCTCGGATCATCTATTGCTACAAAGATAATCCATTAAAACATATCAAACCACCTAAAGTATCAAAACATGAAACTATGAAGATCTGGACACCTGACCAGTATAATCTCTTCATAGGTCAAGTAAAGAACGAAGAATACCGTCTAGCCTTTGACATTCTGTTTTATACCGGCTGCCGAGTCGGCGAATGTCTTGCATTATGTCCATCCGATATCTTGCCTAATAAAGCTATCCAAATAACTAAAACTATTATGACGCTGCATAATCCGCTGCGATATGAGATTGGACCAACAAAAACTTATTCATCCCGGCGTATTGTTACAATACCCGAATTTCTCTATAACAATATTCAGGTTCACCTAAAAAAACTATATAAGGTTAAAGATAATGAGCCGTTTTTTTACTGCCGACCATTCGCTTTACGAAATCAGATAAAAAAAATAAGCGAAGCAATGGATCTACCCAGAATTCGCATTCACGATTTCCGACACAGCCACGCTTCGCTATTAATTGATATGGGTGCGAATGTTCTTTTGATAGCTCAACGGCTTGGGCACCAAAATCCGCAAATCACCCTCAAAGTTTATGCACATTTATTCCCTGATAAACAAGAAACGATCGCATCTGCGCTGAACCAATTTTCTGTAAAACCAGTTCAAACGATAGACACGATCGCTCCTTAATTTTCGTTATTTCATTTAATAAAACTCATTTTAAACTCAATAATATATTGATGTCGTACTAAACCCGCATTCCTATGTGGGTTTA